AATTATGGTATTACTCAGTGTGTTTTTTAAACCTGTGTGCAATTGTTTAGGCAAATGATTCAATGCAGCCCAACATATAGTAGCAGATGATGTTGTGAGAAATTCATCATCAACTAAACAGATATATGTGCCGTATTCAAATCCACGGTCCTCACTGAGATACAATTCTATGGGTAAAATTTTACCCACTGAGAAATTATTTAACAACGGTTCGGCGTCTTCTAATAGACTACTGTTTCTCACAAATGTAGGCACAGTCCATTTGGCATCTTCTAAAATAAGAAGAATTCTCCTGGTGTTTTTGCTTAGAAACAGTAGACCGGCACGTTGTTGCATCTAGATACTTATCAAGCGTCTAGGTCAAATCTCCAATATCCGGCAGCGTATTCGCCTTCAAAAGATCTCAACCATTGTGCGCCATCCCATTTGTACTGTACGCCTGTGGTCAAGTTAGTAAAATATTGAATAGTTGTTACTGTAGCAGGATTAAATGTTTCTTGCCATACAGTACCAGTCCATTGAATTATGGAATTACCTTTAATCACCGTGTCGTTGCCTATGAGATCTTTCCAGGCATCTGGGCCGTCGTAGGCAGTTGACCCAGAATCAAAGTTGTTCCAGCCAGCATTTTCCACGTGCTGTCCTACATTGGCACTGTTATTGACATCGTCTAATACTAGATATCTTGTGCCTACAGGAATTGCGGCAATACTTCCAAATTTTTCAATAGGGCTAAACTTGTAGGGATCAACGATAGCAGTCACAGGTAATATTGTATTAGTAGGGACTGTGTCCATGTCAAGATCTATCACTAGATATGTAGGATCAACTTCATTTACGGTAAATGTGCCTGTGACTTCATAGCCGCTGGGCTGTGTAAAATGTATTCTACTGGTGCCTGTATACCCACCGTGAAGCTCTAGTATTTTATACCAATCTAGTCTTTGTTGATTGCCTTTGTAAGGAGTTTCATCTAGACCTAGGGCTATCACTGCTTCATATACATTTAACACAGTGAGATCATACAATCCTGTAGCCTTGTTTAATATTAATAATACACCAAATCGATCCACGGTGTTTCGTATCTGAGTGGACGCACTGTCACCATTGAATATGAGATCTTCTAGACCTAACAATTGTCCTGATTCCCCAAATACATTCATGATGATGTTTTTAATAATACCCATTTTCTTAACCTTAGCAGGCGGACTGATCCAGATAGGAGTTTGAAAGTCTAGGGTACATATATCAATGTCACTTTCTGTTCCTTGAGGAATAGTTCTAGAACTAAAATTAATGCTACTAAGATCTACTACACTAATACTGGTCCAGTCAACATAGTTGTCTGTAGTTTGAATTTCAAGGCTGGGATTAAACAATACCAAAATCTGTTCCAGCAACTGAAGTTTTTGATCTGTGTTACTGGTCCAGATTTCTGCTTTCATAGACAGTTTGAATGGAGTAGGCATGAGTCTTTCTACTGTGTACCCACCGCCCTGTACACCACCGTATTCTCTTTCGCCTGCTGGATTAGTAGTATACTGCCGTTCTCTCACAGATAGTTTACTAACAAAACTATAGTCACTGAGTCTAGAATTATCCAACTCAAGACCACTGATATAACAGGCTATTCTAGGCACCGTTGACAGTTTGTTTTCACTGTTGTCTTTAATCATGCTGGCAACCTGTCTGGTCATATCACCGTACAACACAGGCACGTGTCGCTCCTCAGGAACATCGCCTCCAGTTTTGTATTTGAATCCTATAAAGATTCTCATAAACTGTGTGACATATCGTCTTACTTGCGCATCGTAAAAATAATCCATTATTCATCTGCCTCTGGTCTTAGAGCCTTGCTGAGACTCTGTCTTTCTTTCACAGTGTGTCCATTTATTGTGTCTGTATTTGTATTGTTAATAAATCCAGCTTTTTGTGTCTGACGAACATCCTTGCCTTCAAATTGATCACCTACACCAACATCACTTGGTCCCAAGTTACTCATAGTCATTCTTACCTTGTCTTCAACTTTGACCCATCTTGATCCGTTATATCTAAACAACCTATAAGGGAAATAATCTTTACGTAGACAGAATTGACCATTTGCAGGAGCTAGAGGAAAGGCTATGCCAGCCGTAAATGGAGCACTGTTTGGAGGAACACCATCACCAACAAGATATCCGTTATAACCAGATATTTCTGATGATAGTAAAGCGGTGGCAGCAGTAGATCCTACATACACCGGAGTACCATCGATGTTAAACAAAAGATTGCCTGCTTCATCAGTGGCCTGAGTTTCTAAGCTAGCATCTAACAGGCCGTTATCTGCGCTGACCAGTACCGGTAATTTATCCTCGTCCACGGTTAGCGTATAAAACTGGGTAGTATCTGAACCGCTCCTTGGAGCATCTGCTTCGGCCTGATCAAGCACTGCCTGGGTGATCTGCATTTCTTTTTCGTAGGTGCTCATTATGTTTCGTAAGCTGTCGGCTAGTTCATAATAGGTAGCGTTAGGAGGTGCAACTCCAGTTACTTCTTGTAGCACTGTATAATTTTTTCCATCCAACCCAGTGACAACATCACCTGGATAATAGATTACAGCAGAGTTGTATGTACCAACCATTGCATCTTTGTTAGCAACCTGATCCAGTATTTCTTTGAATTCTTGACTGTCAACTAGGGGTTTACATTTGGCACGATATAGATGCGGATACCAAGTAACTGAGAATCCTTCTGCAGCCCGATTTACTTCTTCAATTACATAGAATCTTTTAAGAGCAAATTGAAAGTCATTAAGAGCATGATCATCTTTTAAATGCGGCAGTTCTATAACATCTCCACTGATCAACTTACGGCCTAATTTTTCTATAGTGTCGTTGATATGAAACGTAATAAAAACAGTATCGTTTTGTAAAAATAATCCAAACTGGCTTAGATTAAAATCTAGATCTTGAAGACTGTACACTCCTCGCATGATATAGATATCGGGATCATACTTGCGATCTCTGTTTTCTAAAAACAGCAGGTCTTGGATCTGTGTAGGATCACTGGTGTTATATACGGGTTGTGTAGGAGAGGCAGTATTCCCAGTAGATCCGGGACCTAGATATCGATGTATAAACACATCAGTACCACCAACCTGGAACATTTCCCAGATATTTTTATCTATAAATTTATAATCATTGCCCTTTTCAGGACGGTAAAGGCTCAGTCTTGGCATAGTCATATATTTACCGCTACGATAAATAGTTGTATGAGCCAAATAGACCAATCCAAGCAAGAAGTTTTTAGTTACTGCAAAGCCATGCTAGGCGACGGCATGATTGACGTAGAGCTAGATCCTATACATTACGAAACTGCACTAAACAGAGCATTAGGCGTATTTCGACAGCGTTCAGATAATGCCGTTGAAGAAAGTTATGCATTTTTAACGCTGAGAGAAAATCAGCAAGAATATATTTTGCCTAAAGAAGTACAACAGGTGCGACAAATATTTCGTAGATCAGTTGGATCAAGAAGTGGTAACGGTACTGGCGGCACAGTATTTGAGCCGTTTAACATGGCCTATACCAATACCTATTTGTTGAGTTCGACAAATATGGGCGGACTATTAACCTACGAATTATTCAGTGGTTATCAAGAATTAGTAGGCAAGATGTTTGGATCGTTTATCAATTTTACCTGGCAACCACAAAGTCGCAAGATAATGATTCAACAGCGTCCTAGGGGTGATGAAGAAGTAATGTTATGGGTTTACAATACTAAACCAGATTTTGCTATTATTGACGATACCTATGCAGGACAATGGATCAAAGACTATAGTTTAGCCAACTGCAAGATGATGTTAGGTCAAGCTCGTGAAAAATTTGCTCAAATTGCTGGCCCGCAAGGCGGAAGCAGTCTAAACGGTGCGGCAATGAAAGCAGAAGCCACTACTGAAATTGAAAAACTCACAGATGATTTGATGAAATTAGTACCAGGCGGCCAAGGATATACTTTTATTATAGGTTGACCGCAGCAATATTCTCCTGTATACTTTATACAGTTGGAGAATATTATGATTATTGGAATTTGCGGTTTTATTGGCTCAGGTAAAGACACAGTTGCAGACTATCTAGTGAATTTTCACGAGTTTCGTAGAGAAAGTTTTGCATCAACCCTTAAAGACGCAGTGGCATCAGTATTTGGCTGGGACAGAACCATGCTGGAAGGTCGAACTAAAGAAGCACGTGAATGGCGTGAACAAGTAGATCCTTGGTGGGCCGCTAGACTAGATATGCCTACATTGACTCCAAGATGGGTTCTACAATACTGGGGTACTGAAGTTTGTCGTAAGGCATTTCACGATGATATATGGATTGCCAGCCTAGAAAACAAACTGCGCAACAGTCGAGATAATATTGTTATTTCAGATTGCAGATTCCCCAATGAAATTGAATCACTAAAACGTGCAGGTGGCAGCATTGTTTGGGTACAAAGAGGCACACTGCCCGACTGGTATGCAGATGCAGTCAGCGCAAATCAAGGCAACAACGTGGGATTGAACGCAATGAAAATGCGCAAGATACACGCTAGCGAGTGGGCTTGGTTAGGCAGTGATTTTGATGTGGTCATTGACAACAATAGTTCTATTGATGACCTTTATAGGCAGTCAGCTAGTCTAGTAGTCAGCGACAAGATCGCCCTGTCGCCAAGTGATTCCTTCTTTGCCTAGTATTTGAGCACAGTTCGAACACACAGTTTTTAAATTGTTGTAGCGACAGTTGTCTAGATTGCCGTCCATGTGAAATACTCTAAAAACTTCTTTGTGTGCTGAACGAAATCCGCACTTGTCGCATTGATTTTTAATTCGATACCCAGATCGATACCATCTGGGTATACCAAAACTTAGACCATTAGCCATGCAGATTTCGCAGAGGCTTCGATAATATATCTTGTCGTTCTTTTTATAGTTCACAGCACGGGGTCGTTGTCCACACTTACAAAGGGGTCTCATAAGTATATTTACACCTTTTCAGCCCCTTTTCAATCTTGTATATCCTGGGGTTTTTTAATGATGCCGCTAAATAATAGTACATTGATTTAACCCTAGGAGACAGTCGAATGGCACTAACATCACCAGGCGTAGAAGTACAAGTAATTGACGAGAGTTTTTATACTCCAGCTGAACCAGGCACGGTTCCGTTAATTGTTGTAGCCACTGCTGAAAACAAAATAAACGGAGCTGGCACAGGCACAGCTTCAGGCACCACTGCAGCCAATGCAGGTAAGGTATTTAGAGTTACAAGTCAACGAGAACTCGTTGATACATTTGGTTCACCGTTCTTTGAAAAGACAGTATCGGCCAGTCCTATACACGGCGGAGAAAGAAACGAATACGGTCTTCTAGCTGCTTACAGCTTGTTGGGTGTTTCAAATTCTGCATTTATACTACGTGCAGATATTAACCTAAATGAACTAGAAGGTAAAACAGATGCACCGGGAGCGGATCCAGCTGATGGCAAATGGTGGGTAGACACACAAACCACTACTTGGGGTATTAACGAATGGAACGGTTTGGCATTAGCCGACAGCGGTCAAAAATTTACTGCTAAAACTCCTTTGGTACTCACAGATGCTGATCTAGATAATATCAGTAGCAATGCTCCTAAAACATCAGTAGGCACCATTGGTGACTACGCTGTAGTGTTTCAAACAGCCGCAGGCGACGGAACATTTTTAGCTGAAGACGAGCTAGTAAGAATATACTACAAGAGTGCAGGCAATGCCACTGCTGGTATCACAGCCGGTACGTGGGTACTGGTTGGTAGTCCTGACTGGGCAGCCAGTCACCCCACAGCATTTAGTTCAGCAGCGGTAGGTGCATTATCAGGCACATTGATCATCAATGGGGTCACTATTACACCAGGTGTCAGTCTTACTTCCTGTGTGTCAAGCATCAATACTCTAATGAATGGCAGCGGTATCACAGCCGTCGCCAGCAACAACAGACTGTATCTATACAGTGACGGTACTTCCACTGCCACAGGCGGTGATTCTACAGCAATCGATGGTGGAACTGGTGGTATTGTGATCAGTGGAACTGCTCTAGGCACTGGTGCTGGCCTATTAAACATTGCAGCTGGCACATATATGTGTCCGGCATTGGCCCAACAACCACACACCAGTGTACCGTTGTTTAAAAGATCAGATTTTGGTTCTACTGTAAATGCTCGTCCTACAGGTTCAGTATGGCTCAAAACTACTGAGCCAAACAATGGAGCTCGTTGGAGAGTAAAACGCTACAATCAAAGTACTGATGCTTGGGTAGCCAATGAAGCACCTTTGTACGCAACTCCGCACTCTGCCTTGTACTTTCTAGATAAATCCGGCGGCGGCGCAAATCTTCCCAAAGGTGCATTATTTGTTCAAACAAATGCTAGAGAACACGCAGGATCATACTCTGCTACCACTGGAGCAGTGAACGGTTTTGATGCTCCGGATCAAACACTGGCTACTACCACTTTTAGAATATTTAAAAGAGCAGCCAGCGGTGAAACTGCAATTAAATCTAAAATTATTACCACAGGAACAATTAGTGGTGTAAAAACTTTCACAATCAAACAGTCGATCGTTGGCGATAACGCACTAAGTTCAGCAGCTTCATTTACATTCACAGCAGCAGGCACAGCAGACGATGCGTTTACAATTGCAGGATTGATTAATGCTGCTAGTTACACTGATTCAACAAGTGCTGCTATCACAAATAACGTAGTGGCCAGTGTTACTACCAGCAACGAATTGGTAATCACACATAAGACAGGTGGCGATATCAGACTAACTGATGTTACCGGTGGTGCTATTGGTACGCTGTTCCCAGTCTACAATCTAGCAACGGGTGCTGGAACCAGCAATTTCTACGCATTGTCAGGTGGCTTGGCCACAGGAGCACAAGAAGGTTATTTGGCTTCCTTGTGGATCCCATTGGTCAATGATGTGTTTGCTGCTACTCCAGATGCTCCATTAGAAGAGCCAGCAGATGGACAACTATGGTACAATCCTGCATTTGGTGAAGTGGATCTAATGATTCACAATGGTACAACCTGGGTGGGCTACAAATCAGCAACAAGTCCGTACTATGCTAATAATACTGATGACGAAGGTCCCATTGTATCCGCAAGTATGCCAATATTACAAGCTGACGGTGGTGCTTTGGTCAACGGTGACATCTGGATTAGCACAGCTGATCTAGAAAACTTCCCAAGCATATACAAATTCAACACTGATGCAGGCAATCAAATTGCACTAAAATGGGTGCTGGTTGACAAGACTGACCAAACCTCGGAAGAAGGTATTTTATTTGCAGATGCTCGTGCAGGTACTAGTGGTGGGTCACCCACTGCTGCACCTTCTGGATCAATCAAAGATTTGTTAACTGACGATTTCTTGGACCCAGATGCACCGGATCCAGATCTATACCCCAAAGGCATGTTGCTGTGGAATCTACGTAGAAGCGGTGGAAACGTCAAGAAATACAACAATGGCTATATTGACACCACAGCAGATAACGAAAGACAAACTGGATCACCGAGTATGGAATTATACTGGCCAGATCGTTGGACCACTGCTAGTCCCAACAATGAAGATGGTTCAGGATCATTTGGTCGTAAGGCACAGAGATCAGCTGTGGTTGCTGCATTGAAGAGTGCTATCGACACCAGCGAAGAAGCACGTGACGAAGAACGCAGAAACTTCAACCTAATTGCTTGCCCTGGATATCCAGAAGCACTCAGCAATCTAATCAACTTGAATCTGGATCGCAAGGTCACAGCTTTTGTGGTTGGTGATACACCATTGCGTCTCAAGAGCGATGCAACAAGCCTAACAACCTGGGGTACCAATGCTAATCTAGCACTAGACAACGGAGATAATGGTATTGTTACCTATGACGAATATGCAGCGGTTTACTATCCAAATGGATTTACCACTGACCTTACAGGTGCTAATGCTGTGGTTCCGGCCAGTCACATGATGCTGAGAACTATTGCCCTAAGCGATCAAGTGAGCTTTCCTTGGTTTGCTCCAGCAGGCACACGCCGTGGTGGTATTACCAATGCCACAGCAGTGGGATACATTGATTCATTGACAGGTGAATTCCAAACAGTTGCTCTAAACAACGGTCAGAGAGATACACTGTATGATCTAAAAGTTAATCCAATTCCGTTCTTTGTAGGTACAGGATTGGTAGCTTATGGTCAAAAGACTCGTGCAAGAAATGCATCATCACTGGATCGCATCAATGTAGCACGTCTAGTTGTATATCTACGCAGCCAGTTGACAAAACTTGCTCGTCCATATATCTTTGAGCCAAACGATTCTATCACTCGTGACGAGATCAAACAAGCTGTAGAAAGTTTGTTGCTGGAACTAGTGGGTCTAAGAGCTATCTATGACTTTGCAGTAGTATGCGATGAAACCAACAACACACCGAGTAGAATTGATCGTAATGAATTATATGTAGATGTTGCCATTGAGCCAACCAAGGCCGTTGAATTTATTTACATACCATTGCGTCTCAAGAACACAGGTGAGATTTAATGAATAAATACAATATCGG